AAAGGACAACCAATACCGACAGAAATACCTAGCTCTATGTTTGGAAATTATTTAGATGTTGATTACATGGATGCTAGGCCTAAATTTGTTTGTGTCTATGTTGGTAAACCTTCTGAAACATTAGCGTGTGAAAATTCATTTAAAAGGTTTAGAGACGATGCCTTTGATATGAGAAAATATGACCATCCTTTAAGGACCTCATATAATTCTAATACCGATTTTTCTAAAAATAATAAAGTTGTCGCATTTGCTGTTGATTATGGGATACAGAATCAAAGTTTATTTAAAAGTGTTACTTTAGATATGTCGGAAAAGAAAAATACTGCAGAATCAAATAAATTAATAACCGAATTAGGAAATCAAGGTGCGGGTAACCAAGTTGCTCAACAGACAGTTTCGCTTTATAGTATTTACAAAACTAGGTCTTATACCTGTACAGTAAACATGCTTGGAAATGCAATGATACAACCTACGATGTATTTTAATCTTAGACACGTTCCTTTATTTTACGGACCTTATTGGATTATGGAAGTTAGTCATAATATTAGTTCTGGTAGATTTGAAACGTCATTTAAAGGTGTTAGGATGCCTCTTTATTCATTACCTGACCCTAATAGTTTATTAGATACTGTAAATAAAAATTATTTAAATTACTATAAAGAATTAATTTTAAAAAATAAAAAAGTAACTGAAAATCCTGTTATCACAACAAACAACACAACACAAAATTCTGGCACCGTAGAAGGTAATCAGGAGACATGTAGACAAATCACTAAATACCCTGACTTACCTTTTGTTAATATACAAACAACACAAATTACAGAATCAGAATTAAAAGAATTGATAATTAATAGTCCTAGAATTGATTCTGAATTGAGGCCGTTATACTATGGTATAGTAAAAACAAAAGCTTTGAATATTACAAATTCTAATATAATATCAACGCCAAATAATAATTTATATAATTTATCAGCCCTTAATGAAAATTATAACCCACAAATAATGACTATTATTAAAAATCAGTTCTGTGGAACATCTGATCAAAAAAATCAAGGTCAACAATATCTTTGTTTATTTTTTTAAAAAATAAACGACTCTTTAGAGTTTTATAATACCTTAGTAAAAAACTATAAAGAGCCTATAATTCAACTAAAAGACAATAGTAATCAAACAACCATACCAAAAAAATATGCGGAAGCATATACAATATTTACTTTATTTTGGGATCAAGCCAGATACGTTAAACCGGGAGGTGCTGTGGGTAATTATCCTAATTTGCCTAGTTCATATGACGAACTTAAAAAAAGATTTAACGATAAGGTAAAACCTGAAAATAATAATTTATATGAAACATATGAATTATATTTAAAAATATTTGAAGATGCTTATAAAACGTTTTTCCCATAACGACATATTTATATAAAAAAAATAATTATGAATAATGTTAAAAATTTATTAGATGACTATTTGAAAAAAGATACGAGAGTTTCAGAAAAACAAATAGACGCAAATCACAAACAAGTTTGTGATTTGGATACTGGTGATTGTTATACTATAAGAATGAAAGATGGTCTTATAGAGAGAGTTGATAATACTATGAAAACAAACAGAACTTTAAAAGTTGAAACACCGACAGGTGTTAAAACATTATTGAACGGGTAAAAAAAAATAAAATGAAAATAGAAAAAAAACTTTTAGAAGAAATATCAAGATTTAAACAAATCAATAAGTATATTATTAACGAACAAGAACCCGCACCTTTAGATGACCCTACCGCCGCAGGAGCACCACCAGCAGATGCAGGAGCACCACCAGCAGACGCAGGAGCACCACCAGCAGACGCAGGAGCACCACCAGCAGACGCAGGAGCACCACAGGCAGAAGGAACTGAAATACCTGAACCAATAGATATTGAAACAGATCCTGATGTTGAGGAAGTTGGAACAGAAAAAGAAGGTGAAGAAGAAGAATCTGAAGAAATAGATATTACTGATTTAGTAACGGCACAACAAGAAATTAAAGATAAGCAAGAAACATTTATGGATGATATGATTGCAAAATTAGATGATTTACAATCTAAATTAGCCGGAATGGATCAAATATTAAATAAAATAGATAGTTTAGAAACTAAATTTGATAGATATAGAGATAAAACACCTGAAGAAAAACTTATGTTAAGATCTTTAGACTCTTACCCATACAATCAAAAATTAACAGATTTTTTTGATGATAAAAAAGTTGAAATGGAAAAAACAGGTAAGAACGAATATGTTTTAACTTCAGATGAAGTAGAAAACTTCTCACCGAATGAAATTAAGAAAACATTTAATATTTACGACGATGAAGAAAATATGAATGAAAATTATCGTAGAAAATTTAAAGGTCTTTTATAAAAATTAAGGTTCGGTTATCCGAACCTTTTTTATTTGACATTATGAGATTTATACTTATACTTTATTCAGATAAAAGAGTATAAATTTTTAAAAAACAAATTATGTCAAATGCTTTAGATGCGGTACTCGCTCAGTACGAAAAGAACTCACAACCAAGTGGAAGTTCACAAAAATCAAACATTTCTCAAGAAGACAGAATGAAGAAGTACTTCTCGGCTATTCTTCAAAAAAACGAGAAATCAGCACAAAAAAGAATTAGAATTTTACCAACAAAAGATGGTTCTTCGCCATTTGTTGAAGTTTGGTATCACGAAATTCAAGTTAACGGACAATGGGTTAAGTTGTATGACCCAGATAAAAATGACAACGAAAGATCACCACTTACCGAAGTTTATAATGAACTTATTTCTACAGGTAAGAAAGAAGACAAAGATTTAGCGTCTCAATACAGAGCAAGATTGTTTTATATTGTTAAAGTTATTGATAGAGATAACGAACAAGATGGACCTAAGTTTTGGAGATTTAAACACAACTACAAACAAGAAGGTGTGTTAGATAAAATCCTTCCTATTTGGAAAGCAAAAGGTGATGTTACTGACGCTGAAAAAGGTAGAGATTTAATTATTGAGTTGATAAAGGCAAAAACACCACAAGGAAAAGAATACACTGTTGTTCAAACAATTATGTATGATGATCCTGCACCATTACATGAAGATAAAGAAATTATGGATGGTTGGGTTACAGATGAATTAACTTGGAATGATGTTTATTCTAAAAAACCTGTTGAATATTTAGAAGCAGTTGCGGTAGGAGAGACACCAATTTGGAATTCAGACCTTAAAAAATATGTTTACGGTGAAGAGGCTGAGATTTCACTTGGTGGTGTTAAAGAAGAGACACCCGTTGTTGATCCACAAGCGGATGAAGAACCATCAGAAGAATTACCTTTCTAAAAAATAATTTATGAATAAAATATCAGAAAAAATGTATGAAGCCCTGACCTTGAAATATAGGTCAGAAATGGCTGAAGCTGAAGCTACATTATTAATCTATTTTAATAACCCTGTTGGTATTGGAGAACATCCACAACATTTAGAAGAAATGGATAAGTTTGTTGAAAAAATGACAAACGCTAAAGACAAATTAGATATGTTGTCAACGGTTTACAAATACAACGTAAAAAGAGATGATAAGTTTGAAGTAACTGAAGACATGTTAAAAATATTAAACGAACAAGATGGCAATAAAGAAGAATGATTTTAGTTCATTAAAGAAAAAGTTTTCCACATCGGCAAAATATAAACCACAACGGTTTTTTGATCTTGGTGAACCTTTCTTAGATGCTGTTGGACTACCGGGACCTGCGATGGGACACATCAATATGTTCTTAGGTCATTCAGACACAGGTAAAACAACAGCTTTAGTAAAAACCGCAGTAGATGCACAAAAAAAAGGAATACTTCCTGTTTTTATTATTACAGAACAGAAGTGGTCTTTTGAACACGCTAAACTTATGGGATTTGAATGTGAGGAGGTTGTTGATACTGAAACAGGCGAATTAGAGTGGGACGGGTTTTATATATTCAATAATAACTTTGATTATATAGAACAAATTACAGACTACATTAATGATTTGTTAGATGCACAAGAAAAGGGTGATTTAGATTATTCATTATGTATTATGTGGGATTCAGTTGGTTCAGTTCCTTGTAAAATGACTTACGAAGGTAAAGGTGGAAAACAACACAACGCATCTGTATTGGCTGACAAAATTGGTATGGGTATTAATCAAAGAATATCAGGATCACGTAAAGCGGATTCAAAATACGAAAATACCCTTATCATTGTTAACCAACCATGGGTAGAATTACCTGACAATCCATTTGGTCAACCAAAAATTAAAGCAAAAGGTGGAGAAGCAATTTGGTTAAACTCATCTTTAGTATTTTTATTTGGAAACCAAAAAGGTGCAGGTACAACTAAGATTACCGCAACAAAAGACAAGAGAACAGTTAAGTTTGCGTCAAGAACAAAAGTGTCGGTTATGAAAAACCACATTAATGGGCTTGGATTTGAAGACGGTAAAATTATTGTAACACCACACGGGTTTTTACCTGGTAAGGAGGCATCAGAAGAAAAGGCATCAATTGAACAATACAAAAAAGATTATGCCGAGTATTGGAAAGAGATAATCGGAGTTGATGGTGACTTTGATTTGAAAGCAGAAAAAGAAGAAGTAGAGTAAGAACCTTGTAATAAAAAATTAATGACCAAGACTTTATTAGTTGACGGGAACAACTTATTAAAAATAGGATTTCACGGAGTTAAAGACTACTTTAACAACGGACAACACATAGGAGGTATTTGGCATTTCTTAAATACATTACGTAGGTTTATTGACGAATCTAACTTCAATAAGGTTGTAGTATTTTGGGATGGTGAAACTAGTTCGTCCCAAAGAAGAATCATCTACCCAAAATACAAACTCAATCGAAAACCATCAGACAATCAACTAAAAGAAGAATCCTTCTACAATCAAAGACAACGAGTTAAACAATATTTAGAAGAAATGTTTGTTAGACAAGTTGAGTTTGATAATTCTGAAGCGGATGACTTAATCGCCTATTATTGTCAAATATCAAAAGGAGAGTATAAAACAATATTTAGTGCAGATAGAGACCTTACGCAACTTATTTCAGATGATGTGACAATCTATTCACCTAATACAAAGAAGTACTATAAGAAGGGAGATATGATTAAACTACACGAAATAGAAATCCCACACTACAATGTTAAAACATTTAAAATATTATCAGGCGATAAATCAGATAATATAGATGGGATTTATTTTTTAGGAGAAAAGACATTTATCAAATTATTTCCTGAGATACTTGAAAAAGAAGTTTCTTTTTCGGATATTTTATCAAAAGGTGAAGAACTTTTAAAAGAACAAAAAGATAATACTGTTCTTAAAAATTTACTCACAGGAAAAACAAAAGAGGGGATTTTTGGTGACGAGTTTTTTGAAATTAATAAAAAAATCGTAGATTTGTCACAACCCTTAATAAGTGAAGAAGGAAAAGAATTAGTTGAAGCATATTACTCTGAGTCATTGGATCCTGACGGAAGAGGATATAAAAACTTAATTCGGATGATGATGGAAGACGGATTATTTAAATACCTACCAAAAGGGGACGAACAGTGGGTATATTTTTTAAAACCATTTTTAAAGTTAACAAGAAAAGAAAAAAACAATTTTA